ATCAAAGTCATCAGCCATCCAATAAAACTGTCTAGTCACTGGGCCACTCCCATTGCGGATCAGAGGATTGATACATTGTACATCCCTCAAGACCTGCCGATATTATCAGCAGGATAAATATGGCTATGATGCCTTCATGCTTTAACTTCATGCTAATCTCCGCAAAAACAAGGAATGGTTTCATCGCCAGCCAAATCAAGCTGTCCCTGTTCCTTTGCTATCACCTGCATCTCGCCATATGTTGGCCTGTCGTTGCGCCATCTCGCACCAGATTGCCGAGTTGCCGGACACTCTCGCTCCATTCTTGCCCACCAATCCGCTCGGCTTGGCTTTTCTAAGATTAGCGACTCAATCAGGTTTGCGCCCTTGAGATAGCAAAGGTCACAGTTGCCGTGTGGCGTGACGCCATTGACATTAGGCAAGCCAAGGTCAAACGGTTGCTCTGCCCAGAATTGGCTAACGGTTTCTTTGGTAACGCCTGCCGCCACCAATGGCCTGCGGTGTGGCTCAATCTTTGCCGCCCTGCGTTGTTCATCAGCCCGGATGCCCACTATCGCCATATTCTCGCCGTGAGATCGCTTCTCTACATGGCCTATAGACCAGAGATAATTAGCGATGGTGCGTATCTTTAGCTCAATCGTGCAGAAACGGGCCACGGGGTTAGGCAGATACTTCTTGGCATGAATCAGCGCCTCAAAAGGCTCGCCATTTCTTGCCGCTGTATCGAAATCAACAACCTTAAACCGATCCTTCGTTTTTTCTGCCCACTGATATTCCAGCCAGACAATTGGAACGTCCCAATACTTTCCGCAGTCCCTAACAAACTCCAGCGTCTCCTCTGCCTCTTTACCTGTGTTGGCAAAGGTTACGATGCAATCATCAGGCAAGCCGTCATTGGCCTCAATGAAGCGCCACAACATATAGGCGCTTGTTCTGCCTCCACTAAAGCTAATGCACGAAGGCTCTGTCAGTTTAAAGCTCACTGACACACCTCTGAATAGTTGCCGTTATAGTCAGGCCAGCCATTCTCGCCATTCGACTTGAGGTATAGCCGGTGCATCTCGCAGTAGTTCTCTACCCTTTGCTTCGAGTCCTCGAAGTCCCCAGTCGTCGCCGCCAGCACTAACAAAAGGCTCGTCACCACCAGCGGTATCACCAATACATTTCTCTCCATCACTCCACTCCCTTAATTTATTTCTTATCTTTGCGATTGCTCGCTTTTCTATTGCCCAAACTACCTGCCGTGTTACGCCTAACTCATCCGCAATCTCTTGCAGGCTCATGTAGTAATCATCATCCGGCAGTTGTCGTTTCATGCTTCGCCTCTTCTACCAACAAATCACGGTATTTTTTCCATGACTCCTTGTCTTCCATAACAGACTCCAAGAACCGATACAGCTTGCGCTCCATGTAACGGTGCTTCATTAGCTCAACCGCCATCGACAACTGTTGCTCGTGATTTAGGCTCTGCCAATGGAATTTTTGGCTCACGAAAGTCTCAAGCAGGTGGTCATCAATCGAACGGAACGCCATGTAACTCCCTCCACTCTGGTGAATTGTAGTCAGGGCTGGCCTCTATCTCCCTAAACTTTTGAATCAGATCGCGCATAACGGATTCGTCATCCTCAAGCCTAACGATCATTGAAAAGGTTATCGCCCGATACATGGACGCCTTGGCCTTATAGTGTTGTGCTTCTGTCACGTCTTACTCCCTGATAGTTATTTACCACAAAGGAATAGTCCCACATCACACCTGTTGTGTCTTCTAACATTTAGTTATAAATCAGTTGTAGCTTATAACCGTATAGTCTGGGTCATTTTCCAGCATTTTTAGCTCTTCGCGGTAGTGCTTGGCGATCTCGGCCCTGAGCTTTTTGTCCGTTTTCATAATCCCCCTAGCCTTCTCCCTCAGAAGCTCCATATGCCCCTCTCCTAGCGTGTTTGCCAGCCAGTCATGGAAAGACACCGGGTTCTCCGTAAAATGCCTGTGATGGGCATGGCAGAGCGTCACAGCGTTATCTAGCGACCACCTCACCACCTTTGAGCGCCTGCCGTAAATATGACAGCACTCCAGCGTGTCTGGCCTGCCGCAATAAAGGCAATACTCATCCCTAGCCCGGACGCACTTGCTAAACCAAATATCTGCCGCATCTCGCTTAATGGACATTCTCAGACTCCGCTACTTCCACGACCTCAAGGTCAGTCATTAAGCAGGCCATCCATAGATCAAAGAACTCGCTAATCGGCATATTGATTGTGATGCCCTCAGAAAACGTATCGGTGTATACGACTGTTAGTTTTGGGTTGGATAAATCTGACACCGCCCCGCCGACCTCTGCCGTTAGTAGGATCGCCTCCCCCTTTGGCAGCTTCACACCCATTAGCTCAATCATGTCCTTGGCCTCACCGTTACCCGCGCAACCTCGCCATCAAATTTATCGTAGGTAATGATCTTTGCACCCCTACGAGATACCCAACCACCTCTAGTAGCGTATGCGTCCCTTCCGCTTAGGGTTGGGTGCATTTCCGCTATCGCGCCGCCGTCCTCTATTACGCGCTCATGGTGATAATGTCCCGTATGGATATAGGTGTAGTTTGCTTTGCCCCACATCTCTCGGAATCGCGGCTCGCTAGCAAACAGTTTGTGCAACTGGGCTAACTTCATCTTATGACCATGATGGAAGGCTAGCATTGTCTCGCCATGTAGATACGCATAATAGGGAAATTCGTTATCTATCACCTCAAGCCTCGGCTCATCAGCAAAGCGGTGCTTGATGTATTTCCTCAGCCAGATAGACCCCGATATATCATGGTTCCCTTCAGCGGATATAACCACCACCTTGTCAAACTTCTTGAGCATCATGGTGATCGCTTGAGCCATGACAAGCATTGAAAGCTCAACCAGTTTCCCATATCGCGTGTCTGCGTCAAGAATGTGGCCGCTGCTTGGCGTTACTGAGAGGATTCCATCCCAATGTAAAAAGTCCCCTAATTGACATAAGACCCCGATGCCGGACTTAGGGCTGGCTTGGATCATGTCATGGATTGAATTTAGGAAAACAGACTGAGCTATTTCTACGTCCCAATCATCACCCGTCTCATCCTCCCACGCATACATACCAAGGTGGAAGTCAGTGATCGTTAGAAGAGATAAAAGGTTTTGGTCTGCGGATGCTGGGGGTTTCGTGGGTTTAAACTTTGGGAGATTCTTTGTGGCGTTCTCTAGCCTCTCAACCAGTATTTCAAACTGCCTCTCCTCGTCAGTCTGACTCTTGACCCACTGGCGTACAGCCTTGCCTTCTTCATCATAGAAGGTAGATACCCCTTTGATTTTGTGGCCGTCTGGAACTGGGTGGTTCCAGTCATTCTCTGGACTGTAGCCGCGTCTTGCCGCCAGACTATTTACGGTAGAAAGGCGATCCCTTAGTGCGCTTCGGGAAATGCCAAGTTTTAAAGCCGCATCAACTTGGCTTAGACCCTCTACTTTTGTGGCTATTATTGCTTCTCTTTGAGCTTTTGAACTACAAAACTGTAGCAATGGATGATCCACACTAACCCCCTTTTAGTTTCATATACTCAGAGTCTATAGGACAGGTTAGCTTTACTCCGTGGTCTAGCGCCCAGCTTTGCACCTGATCCATAAAATCCATCATCTCCCCTCTTCCAAGGCCGCTGGTCTCCCTAACCTGCGCCGGAATAACGGTCTTATGGATTACTCGATCTTCTGTGCCAAGAAACTTGTACTTGAGAAGCTCTTTCATCGTTGCCTCTGTTATGTCTGCACCCTTTGATGAGAAGTGATCTGCCATCTCCCGGCACCAAACATGAAACAAAGCATTCTGCGATAACGACCGTTTCTCCTGATAACGGCCAACTTTAAACTGTACCGGATACTCCCAATTCCAATTATCCCTCAACCAACGCTCAAAAAACACCAATCTTTCAGTGATTTGCGCCGCATCCTTGATAATCCAAAACTCAGACATTGCTTTCAGTTCCTCCATATCTCTAAGCAGATAGTGCTTAATCTTGTAGGCATCGCAACGCTCGAAAAATCCTCGCTCATCTTTTTGATTCTTGCGTACAAATCTTGCCTGCTTTTCAAACTCCCATTTCCACGCCCAACCAACAGCCTCGGCCTTTTCAGTTTTTTTATGAAATGAGCAGAAAACGTATACATCTGCGGGATAATCAATCTGGCTCGCCTCTACATGAGCGTCGTAATCTTGCCGTGGCTTTACGTTTCTTCTTTTCGCCTTGACATCTATTCGCAAGTTGAAAGCCAAAAGATCGTATAAAGAGCCTATCTTTATGGCTGATACCTTTTTTGTCTCTGGACCCAAATACTCTTTAACCAAATCCTCGCAGATATTAGCCACCCGTAGCCTATCTGGGTCATCTGCATCAATGCTGCGGCTGTTTGACCAATTATTCACCGTTAAGGGTGCGCTCAATCATAATGTCTATTAGATGCCGGGCCTTTCTCAGGTCATCAACCCCGCCTTTGTTTTTATACCTCGACACGTACTTAATTACGCCATGCTCACACGGCCCTAAATGATTAGCCAGCGCATACTCAAGCGGCCCTATGGCCATGTTTTTATAATGCTCCCCGCCAACCTGTATCTGCATTGCCGAGGTGGTTGAATCCTTTGTAGTACGCAAGTTCTCCGACATTTTCAGTCCTCCATTTTTGGATGATTATTTTTCTCCCAACACCACTTTTAACAAACCGCTCATTTCCCTTGCAGTCACTCACCGTTGGCACGATGAGATCATCAAGCAACATGACCCGGATGGCATCCATCGCAAATTCATTACTCTGCTTCAGCCGGGCCGCCATATCGCTCTTGGTGAACGGGGTTCCTGACCGGAAGTTCTCCGTCCTCATGTAAAAATCAATCGCCTCATCAAGCATCATTTCGCGCTTCATATCCCCTCCAATATCAACGCACTTGAGTTCTCCCTTTTCTTAAACGCTCGGCCCGATGTCTGGAATAGCCCTATCGTCCCCTCAAATCCCGTCCCGTGACGCTGCTTCGCCACCACCAGCTTTAGGTCTGATTGTTTCTCTAAAACCTCTTGCTCCCTGTCATTTAGCGGGATGCCGTACATCTGTTTGTTTAGCGCCTCCTTTCTTTTTTTGTTGTGCCAAACAATCATCAGGAGGTGGCACTGATCCGTAATCGTTCCGCCGCCCCGTACATCAAAGCGAGTCGGTACATACTCATCACCCCCGCGCTCTGGCTTCCTAACGTGATGCACAACAGCGATGTGTATATCCAGCGCCTCCGCCAATCCCATGAGTTGGTTAAAAAATAACCGCTCACGCTGTATGTCCTCCGTTACCCCGGTAAACTGTAAATTATCAATGGCGACGATCTTACAGCCTCGCCTAGCCATCGCCACAATCGCACCTAAACATTGAATCGGCTGGACACCTCCCAAGATCCGATACCAGAAAATCTTATCCTTCGACCAATTAGCGAACCTCTCGCCATAATCCCTGCTTGGTTGATCGCTAGCCGCTGACTGCATACACATCAGCTTGGCCGTATCCTTAACGCTCATCTCAAAGCTAGCGAGTCCCACTGGAACCTTGGACGCTGCCCATGTAAGGCATTGGTTTAAAACGGTAGATTTCATGTGGCCGTTAATGCCTGCCCAGACTGAAACTTCTCCCATCCTCATTCTTACGAGATCGCTAGTCTCCGACCAAGGCAACTGTATCCCTGACTGCGCCGCATCCGTTACTAAGTGGTCAAGAAACTCCTCCCGGAAGGCGTCAATGTCTACAACGTCTAAATCCTCGACCTTGCCATAAACATCCTGAAGGTCTTTATCGGTAAAGTCCTCAACCTCTGACTGCTGTATCTGTCTCACAGAATAAACTCCCCATCGTTTTTATTGTTTTTAGGAAACACTGATTTCCACCCACACTCAATAGCCATGTCCACGCACTCCCTCTGCTTGGCATGACTTAATGGTTTTAACTTATTCGCCACCAGAGCCAAAGACCTATCCGTAGTCGGCCCCTTAAACTTTTTACGGTACGCAACCCAATCCTTCCAGACCTCTCTATCGACCTCTTCCGGGGGCTTGTAACGGCCATGTTTACCCCTTTGGTGGTTAATTGATGGTTCTTTGATGGTTAGAGGCCCATTATTGGGTCTATCGTTATGCCCAATATCGGGTCTATCATCGGCCCTATATTGGTACTTCTGGATAGGCCCAATATCGGTACTAATGGCAAGCGTATAAACGGTGGATTTTGAGAACCTCCGGGTCTTAGTGATAAGACCAAGCTCCTCAAGTTTTTTTAACGCAGCCACAACGCTTTTACGGTTGGCACAACTCCGCAGGCAGATGTCTTCATAAGACGGCCAGCACTGATTGTCCTCATTGGCACGATCAGCCAATGTAATGAGGATAGCTTTCTGCGTACTGGTGATCCCGGTCACATGATTGAGCGCCCAGTTGATGGCCTCAATACTCACGATGCCTCCCTAATGACCTTGCTAACAAAACCGTTAGCGCGGCCACCATTCCTTAATGCCCGGGCATACGCCTGCTTATCCGCTTGGGTTAATTGCTTACCCGTGGATTTTGCATACTCTGCAAACTCAACAATGTAATCCTCGACCCGGTCATCCCGCTGGACCCGCGACCGTCGATAGCCATCATTGGGGAATAGGCTCGACCAAGACAGGCCAATTGAAGTAAGAACGTCTAAAGCTGAACAGCCAGACCAGCACTTAATGAGGACTTTCCCATCATCAGTCTCCGTAATCCTGAGACTTGGCGACTTATCTTGATGGGATGGGCAAGTGCAAACCCATTTACCTGTACCAATTTGTTTAGAAAATGCGACACGATCCAAAATATCCTGTGCAGACACAGAACCCCCTTAGTATAATGTAGGTGAACTCCCTTGCCCGTATGGGCTTTAGCCCTCTTAACGAGGGCTTTTTTCTGCCAAAAATTCGGCAATGCTAACGTCAAGCGCCTTGCACAGCGATTGCACCGTATGTACTTTAAGATCGGATGATTTGCGCCAGCGACTAATCTGTTGCTGACTCTTCCCCATTCTCTCCCCAAGCTCACGGCAGTTAATACACTGCTTCTTTTGCGCCTCGCGTAGTCTATCGCCAACGTGAATAAACATACAGACCCCTAAAACGGAATATCCTCATCCGTTACTTCAGACTTGCCCTCGGGCTTCCAGTCGTCAATCTTTGCGTAGCCCTTCCCAGACTTAGCAACGAGCAAATCCATATTTATCCACTCCTCCTCTGGGTTAGCCTTTAAGTGGGTCTGCATCCACTCACGGAATTGGGCCACGTTAATACTAGCCTTGCAGATTACCCAGTCAGGGGCGTTAGGGTTACGGGGTTTGGGGTAAAGCCCACCAATCATATCAGCCATTAATGATCTCCTTTCTAGCTGCGTTTACTTCATCTGAGCGCAAAAACGCCCGTTCTGCGGTAGTGAATACACCACCCTTACTTGGAGCTAGCCATAACGCCGATTTGGTGTCATCGTCTAGCTCAAGCCATGCCTCGGCAAAAGCCAAAGCATCGCCATTCTCGTGCGCCTCCTTCATGTAAGCGATTGAATTAAAGTTAGCCCGGACAGCCTCGTTATGCTTCATCAGCGGCTCTACCGCCTCAGACGCATTCTGCTGGCCAATAGCGTTGGCCACCTCATCAGCACTGGCGTACTCAGTCCCGCCGTAACCACACGCCGCAAGAGCGCGACCTATGGCAGACGTTTCTGCATTCTCCAAAGCAGAAGTTTTGTTGATTCGAGATGCGGATCTTACCTCTTCCGCATAGCCAGTCCCCATGACAACGCCAACATGACTGATTAACGCCTTCATAATGACCTTATCCTCAGTCTCAGCCACCAACTCAGTCACAATCGACCAATCAGGACAGACCTCCCGAAACTCAGCCACGCGAAGGGCAACCGTCTTGTACTCCCTCCCGTGGATATTTACGACACCTTCCTTCATTTTTTGACTCCCTTGAATGGTTTACCCCAGAACCCTCTTGAATCCAGCCTCAGACCGACAGCCTGCGGGTTTTCAGCGCATTTACGGTCTACCCCATGCCTACCTACACGGTGAGCGTCAAACGCCTTATCACCCCCGAATATGCGCCTACACGAAGGGCAGCCTGCTAACTGCCCATTTGTGTGGGGTATGACGTAGTTATCTAGCGTCTTTTCCTCAGCCACGGCTTGCCTCCATTTCTCCGGCGGCATAGCTATCACCGTAACCATGCTTGAATAGCTCTGAGGCATCGTCAGGTAATGGCTGGCCTTCATTCTGGGCATCCCAGCCCTTGAAGTATTCCCAAAACTGCTCATCGACAATGAGCGACCGGGCGATATCTTGGGCGCTTCTCAATCCGCTACGCATAAGCTATGCCCTCCGCTTCCTTATCAAGGTAGAACTCATAAGCCGCATGATTGATGTACTTCCAGATCGCCTTGCGATTGTGAATGCGAAAGTCGTCAGTCTGAAGCGGGTCAAAGGCCATCAAGACCCATTCAAATCCGTTCTCAATGACGGCAGGGACTACATCGTCTAGCCACGCCATATTCGCCTTAAAGAAGTTGTAGGCGATACCATCCATCGCCCACTCATCAAAGAACCCGATAAAGCCATAGTCGCGCCAGTCGGGGTGGTTCTCGTTAAGGTACTCAAGCACCTCATCAATAGACATATCCATAAAGTCCTCCCTTTAAGGGCCGCTTACGCGGCTCTTCCGATTTCTGACGCTAACCGCGATGCCTCTACCTGCAACGCTCTAAGACGATTTGGTTGCCATGATGGGCAGGTCTTTTTCATCTCTACAATGACCATGTTGCGAGCCTTAATCAAATCTTGCTTTTTCATGTCGTTCTCCCTAGTAAATGGCTGTGTATCCAGCCGATAGGGAATAGTCGCACACCATTAATGTTGTTGGAAGGGCCAAAAAGAGTTTGTATTAGACCGATTTGTTATACATCTAGTGTATTAATATGACCAAATAGTGGGTGTTGGCAGACTGGAATCTATATCCAAATGTATAAAACGGCTGTCACCCCGCTGATTTACGCCTATCCGGGGGACACCGTGTTTGAGCGCCACCTCTAGCAGTCTATGGGCGCGTTCGCCCCTAACCCCTATATCCACGGCTAAACCGCGATTATGCGCTCCTTTGCGCTCCTTAGACGCTTCTACGGGGTGCTTGTCACACCTGTAGCCTGAAGTGACAGGTAGCGGGAATCCACACTCCTCCCGGATCACGTTAAGCATATAGAGAAATTCGGGCGCGAAATGGTATTCGCCGCAGCAAGAGCAAGATAGCTCCGCATCAGTAAAATAGGATTTCATTAATCTCTGGCTACTTTCTTAGTCTTCTCAAAGGTACGCATTGCCCCAAGGCCAAGCATCCCCATTAAAACAGGCATCATTTCTGACAGGTCAAGAGAGGGAAGAGATATATCCACGCCAGCAACAGCACAAGCGAAATTCCCAAGAGGCACGCAAACAAAATTAAAGCCCATCCCTGTAACGCATACCCACCCAACCGCTGGACGCCATCCAGAAACAAACAGCGAAGACGATTTAGCTTCCTCCTGATTAACCTGTATCTGAGCTTTAGCCAAC